TGTTAAACTAGGCACCAAAGACTGGATGGCAATTGCAATACAATCGACCGCAAGCGACAACTGAGGTTGATACCTTGGTTAAGATTGAGGGAACTCTAAATGAACTTAGAGCATTACTTGGCCGTGCTGAGCGCGCTACTACTGATGTTGTTGAAACCGTTGTTGAAGTTAAAGAAACGGCTAAAAAGACTAGACGTAAATTATCGCAATGGCAACGTTACATTAAGAACAGAACTAACCACATCAAGTTCAAAAGAGGACCAAAAAAAGGAAGACTAGATTTAGCAGCTATGTCCAAAGCATTCAAGAGGTCTAAGAAATGAGTCCTATGAAAAGTGTCCTGGCTATGCTTGGTAAAGCTAAGCCTAAAACTAAACCAAAGAAGAAAGGAGGCAAGAAGTAATGGATAGACAATTAACTGTAGAATTCCCTTGGCTAACATTAGCAAATGATGACGCATCTGGATATGATCTGAGTCCTGCCACCGATGTTAGACCTATTCAAGGAACTAGAATGTGGGTTGCCGAATCTAAATTAGATCTAAGTGGTTACGTACAATCAGATTTAACTGTAGGTTTTAGACGTTCTTTTGAACAAAAAGGCGGTTCTGAATTTATTGAATGGGCTGCATCATACAATGGTAGTACTGATTATGTTGTTGAAACTGTAATAGTAAGCTCAGTTCCATTTAATGATGCACAACTAATATCATCTGTTGTTGGTTCTCCGGGTTTTACTAATTATGGTTTATCTGGATTAGATTGGGGTAACTTTAATCGCGAGCATATTATCCATGGATCATACAAACTTTACTATGCTAATTCTGTTGTTGGCTCTGGTGCGTTTACTTCAACTGGTACTGCAACAATGGTTCCAGTTATTGATAACATTTTTTCTAGTTTAGAACCCACTGCAGCAGATTGTCTTTATTGTTATCGTGTTATGTATGCACCACTTGCCGGTAGAAGTAATGAAGAAGGTATTCAAGCCGTAACGTTACCACCTATGAGAGTTATACTTGATGCATTTACTGTGGAAGAACCTACACTAGAATACATGATGAGACTAAAGAGATCATACGAACTTGCTAATCAGGTTTGATTGAAATGCCTTTAGAGGAAATAAGGCAAGAATCTCTAGCATATTTGGCTATGCAAGAAGAACCTGGTCAATTAGAAGTATCAAATGATATAGTCCGTCAATATGATTCTAAGCCCTCATCTGATGGAGGCCTAAAAGAAGCTGCAAAAGAAACGTACAAATTCTTACAACACCCTAAAAAATATCAACCAAGTATTGGTAAGTTTGGTATTATCTTTAGATTCTTACCAGATATCGCAAAACCAATTTATGTTGGCGGTAAGTTTGGATATGAAGTTGGTAAGGCTGGCGCATCTGGAACCTTTGGCTCTGGTCCAGTGGCTGGATTTGAACGTACACCAGAAATAGCAGCCTATGAAAGGTCTGCTTTACGTACTTCAAGAATTATTTAGATCAACGTAACAAATATCACATATCCACAATTGCGGATAACGTCTATCAGTAGTTCTCCAGAGATGATAGTCAAAGACTTCACCAGTAAAACCACATATCGCGCACGTACACATCATGCTTGAACCCACTTTCCTTCCATTTGAAGATTACACGTTGTACAGTGAACACCAAAGCGCGGTACAACCTCAGACTTTCTAACGTACGCTGGATGGTCTGGACACCACATGTGATATTCAACCTTGAAAGTATTACGTTCATCTAGCTCTATCAGCTTAGATCTAACCCATTTGCTAAAGTTAGGTAATTGTGAAGCAATCTCAAACGACGTTGGACATAGATTGACCATCTTATGACGCTTCATTGTCTTCCCACCGCTATCTCAATGTAATCTGCAATCTTTTCAAGTGCTTCCATAATACGTTCCATTACTTCTGGATCGTTCATTTGCCGCCACCTTCCTTTTGTTCTATGATCACTGTTTGTTGATCACAGCATAATAGTCCTTCATCACTATGCCAGATGACCTTAGCCATAGGCATAAAGCCGTACATTGTATTTTTATCACCACATTTCATGCATTGAACTGTTGTTAATCCATATCCCATGATTTAACCGAAGAGGAATTCGTATATATATACTCCGATTTAATTTGACTTACAAGGTAAAATAGTATGGCTAGTTAGGAACGGGTGGTGGTGGGGAAGAGGTGGTAAATAAGTACGAGCCGCGTCCAGTCACCGATTAGAAGATAGAAGTGATGTTTATAGGCGGTCGGCAGCCACAAGTAAGCATGGCGACAGCAAAAACAGGCAGTTTTTATTTGACAGAAACAATAACTTTACCCGCAGCAAGTGCAAGCGGTACCAGAGTACAAGGCGTTATTGACCTTGGTGCTTATGTAAACGTAGCAACAGGGCAAGCGGTTGCAGTTGAAATGGTAGATTTAGTATACCAAAGAGGCAGCGACTTTGACCAATCAGTTGATGGTTTCCTTGCTGGCAATGGTGCAGTACAAGCACAACTCACTGATCTAAACCCTGGTTCAGGATTTGTTAGAGCTGACAACCAAAGTTTGATTGCTTCTGGAGCTCTTTCTATCGACCAAACAAATAACATTGGCAGCCATACTTCTGATCTATACCCAGACAACTTTGGTCCTGCTGCTTTATCTGAAGCATTTATGGTAGTCAATGATTCTCTTTACCTGGTAGCCGGCAATGATAACGCAGCCGTTGGTGGTTCTGCTCTTTTTATTACTGCTAGAATTCGATGCAGAGTTGTTAAACTAGGCACCAAAGACTGGATGGCAATTGCAATACAATCGACCGCAAGCGACAACTGAGGTTGATACCTTGGTTAAGATTGAGGGAACTCTAA